CTTGCAGTCGTTTCTTTTCTTCGTCTGCAATTCTTTCAGCTTCGCGCTCTGCGTCGGTCTTACCTGTGAGCTGTTCCATCGTCGGACCTTGCGACCAAAGTTGACCCAACGATGGTCCGACGTCGGTTTCTGGGTCGAACCCTGTAGGCGCGTAAGATGCGTCCTCTGCGAACAATGCCTCCGTGCCAAAATATCCAGCCCCAGCGCCAGCTATTCCGGCACCGGCGACTATTCCAGCGCCACCCAGCCAGCCCAATGGCCCTGCTGCCATTGCCACTCCAGCCGCAGGCACGGCCATTTTCATCGCAGCCAACGAACCGGCCACCGTGCCAAGGATCGTCTTGTTCTCCATCATCCAGCCCGACAGCTTCGTCAGGTTAATCATCAGCGTGCCAATGGCACTGCCCATCGATCGAATTGCATTTGCGGCGTCATCACTGCGCGCAAAATCAGACAGCGTATCGACAAACTCCTTGATGTCGTCCAGGAATTCCTCGCCCATTTTCAATTTGAGCTCGTCAATCGCCGACTCTAATTCTTTGACGCGCATCGGATAGGATTGACTCATCCTATTGGCCATAGCATCGAGTGCCCCGTCGGAATTCTCGACGTCCGTTTGAAGATCTCGAAGGGACGACGACCCAGCGGCCAATAGGGCGTTCATCGCTCTGCCGCCCTCAATGCCGAAGAGTGTCATCGTTTGCGCAGCGTTCAGTTGTGCGATCTCCAGTTGCTGTAATACGTCAACCAGCGGACGCATTGTTCCGTCGGCCCTAATGATCTCGAGGCCGAGTTCGCCCATTAGTGCCTGCGCTCTTTCCGTCGGCTCTAATGTTTTCGCGATCGCGGCGGCGAGGTTAGTTCCGGCGCGCGTGCCCGACAGACCCGCGTCTCCCATTTTCCCAAGAGCTGCGGCTACTTCAGACGTCTCAAGGCCAACCGCCGACGCCATACCGGCAACCATGCCGAACGATTCTCCCAAACTCTGGATAGAGGTATTTGAACTCGACGCCGTAACTGCCAGCCCGTTCGAAACACGATCCAAGTCTTCGACTTTTAGCCGCATACCAGACAAGATATTCGTTGCAATATTCGCCGCGTCTCCAAGTCCGATCGCGCCAGCCTGTGCCAGCTTCAGCGTAGTAGGTAGCGCGCTAAGGATCTCATTTGTTTCAGCGCCAGCCATCGCCAAAAACGTAATCCCGTCGGCTGCTTCTTGCGCTGAAAATGCCGTACTTGCTCCCATCTCCCGAGCGAGCTTCGAGAGACTGTTGAAGTCTTTACCAGTCGCACCGGTGATCGCGGAAATTTTCGCCATCTTCCCCTCGAACTCACCGGCAGTCTTAATGGCGCTACGTAGCGCCATGCCGACCGCGCCTATTGCCAACGAAAAGCCTGCCATTTTCATCGCAGACTGAGCGAATTGCACGCCAGTCTTTTCGCCGCTTTTCCCAAGGCGGCCCATCGTTCGCGCAGTGTCCCGTGCCTTGTCTTTCAGTGTCGTAAGATTCTTCGACGCACTGCGGACACCGCGCTTGGTATTGTCTTCGACTGAGATCTGTAGGTGCGGCAGATTCATTTTTTCGCTTTCATTGACGCCCTTTGACTCTTCGCCTGGTCTGTTAGGTAATGCTGGTCAAGCGTCCGTATGATCTTGTAAAATCGAGCAAAGTCGTCACCATTGTCTACGCTGTGCCTCGTCGCATAGCGGTCTATCGCCTCGAAGGTAATTGGCGCAGGGATGGCAGTCATCCCTGCGGAAGTATAGCCCCTTCCAGAAGACAGCGCGTTGAATGCAGACCAAATACTTTGCAGGTCCGCAAACAGCCGCGGCCCATCGTCCAGCGCCGCCCTGATTGCAGGCGAGTCCTTCCCTGCTCTTCGCTCTCGTTCAAACCGATCGACGTGTTGTCCCCAGCGCATCGCGTGCGTGAGGACGTCAGTCAGTTTTTTTCTGCGGCTTCAATCTCCTCGGCTCTATATGTCGCCTGTTGATTCGCGAGGAATACAATGTCGGCGCGAAAGTCGGGGAGCTCTGTCAACAAAGTACTGGCATTGGCTGGGCTATAGGGAAATTTTTTTCCGCTTGGATACTCGATATTTTTCCAATCGAGCAGAACCGCCTCGCTCATTACTTTGATTAGAATCTCCGTTTGTTTTTCATCGCTCAATAGACCGCGGTCCATCTGTGCGCGATACGGCCGCACCTCCCGTTCCCAGATTTTCAAATAGGGCGCGCTTCCTATGCGCGCGACTCGCACTTCTATTCCGTCGTTTAATGGAACCCAAACGCCTTCGATTTCTGCTTGCTTGTCCGTCCTGTACGATTTGCCAATATCTGCCATTGCGTCCTCTGATGTTAGGGGTAGGGGTGGAGGGGAGCAGCCCCCTAAACTGCTCCGCCTCCGGTAGTCGAGCACCCGACAATGGGCGTAGGGGATTGGTGTAGGGGATTGGTGTACTACTTACGTCTTGGTGATGGTTATCGTCTTCGCATCGGAGCCAATTGTCCCACCTGGCTCTGCTGCAAAATCGAACGCGTATACGAGGTCGGTATTCAATCCGCTATTCGCTCCTGGTTCTGTGGTCAACGCAATCTTCGGAAATTCGATCAGGTAGCGATCAGTGATCGAAGTAACGTCGTCCGCAGTGCCAAAGTTTAACGATTGAGCCAATCCGAATTTTGTAAACGCCAGAAAATAGCCCTCGTACGCCCACGTGTTAGCGTTGACGTAAAACTGAATTGATCCAGTTGCGTCGACTGAGTTCTGCGCCATCGACGTATTGCCAATGGAGCCGAGCCCTTTCTGCGGCCGGTTTTCGACAGCCAGCGAAATCGACGACTCGAGAACGTCTTCGGTGACCTTCGCGTATGCTTCCGCAGTGCCAGCGTCCGCAGAGATGTAGGCACTCTCGTAGGCGGTAACCTCAGAGGCGACGTCTTTACTGGCCGCAGCACTCGCACTGCCTCCAGCCCACGCCGTAGCTTGCGTCATCGCCTTGCCGTCGTAGCCAACGCCGAACGTCACGATCCCATTCGGGGTGAACGTCAGATTTCCAGAATTCAGACGACAGCCCGTGGTGGTGTGGTATTTATTGCTGAGGTCTGAAAAATTCTGCGCGAACGTGTACGAACTCAACGTGCTGCCGTTTGTGATATAGCTCCCGTCGACTGTCATATTGGCGACCGACGCGTCAGTCTCTGACGGAGCTGGACTTGTAGTGATTGCGTCCGTGGCCACTGCGGTGACTTTGAACCATCCAGTATTGCCTGCGGCCAAACCTGACACCGTTGGTGCGGTTATATATACCCACTGGCCCACGGCTACATTCGTATGAATTCCCGTGCCGGTAAACTGCGTCGACGTAACTGCTCCGGTGCCACTGAACGTCGGAGACGTCGACCAATCGGCGTCTGTGCGGATTACGCTTTTCAGGAAGTCGTCGTACGTGTCCGCGGTCATTTCAAATTCAAAATTTCCGCTGGGACTCGATCCTGTTTGAATCGAGCTGGAAAGTTGCGCATCTGTGCGAAGCGAATTGGAGCGCGTTGTGTCCAATCCCGACGCCATCGCCCCCGATACCCACGGGATAATGGTCATCGCGGACGTTGGAGTCGTGCCCCAAGTGCTCTCCGCTAAATACGCCAGTTGTTCTTTATTTGCATCTGCCATGGCGTTTCTCTTGTTGTTGTCCTACGCTAAATTGTCAAAATCGAAAGGCGTCCTCACGTTGGTTTGAAAGAACGTCCCATCGCGCCCGATCGGGTTAATGCTCGCGGCTTTTATCCTCACACCGCTGGTAGTGACTCCCTCTAATGCGGACACGACATCGTCGGCCACATCGAGAGCTGTTTGCAGGCCCTGCGACATCGTCACAAAGACCTGAACCGTGATAAGTCCTGGCTGTCGCCATCGGCGATTGCCAGTGCCACCGAGCGAAGCTTGCAACTTTTCGCCCCCCTGCACGGTTACACGCGCCCACGCATCGTCTGTGCTGGCATCGAAATCGGACTCTGGGTCGAAGTCGATATTCGGCCAGCTGATTGGTACATTCGGCCGCGAGCTATCCATCTGCGCTTTGAATTGCACAAGGATGAGATTGTACGCGGCCGCAAAATCTGGCACCGTTACACTCCTACTCTAATTCCAAGCCGGACGACACCTCGGCCAGCGACAGCGCGACCATGCCTTGAGGCGCTTGTTGACTCCACCCCTCTTCGAGTCGTCCGATGTACGGTAAGTTGTTCGAAATCCAAATAGTTTCTCCAGGTGCAACATTTGCGATCTCGTTCTCTCCTTCGATCACAACCGACGCGGGCGTCTGCTCTTCGGCGTTCGCGACCTCGCCCTCCGCTGGCGTTCGCAATGACAGCTGCCAATTGCCGCGAGCCCGTCCGGTGTCTACTGGAGTTTTCTGAACAATCCTATTGAGCAAATTGAGAGCGACGTACGCCTTGATGTCATTGGCTTGCTCAGGGAGTTCGTCAAGAGCTTCGTCCAGCGCCCTGTGAAATTTTTTGTACGAGTCTGAATTAGGATCGACTGCCATCATATCCTCGCATGAAGGTAATGGAGCACGTCAACTGATCCAGACCGGATAGTCTGCACGGACTGCACGCGCAACTGGTCGCTGCCGTCGGTAAGCT